TAAAGCCTCACGACTTCACCGCAGAGCGGTGCGTAGAGTCCGTAGAGCACTTCTTGGGGAAAAAGACCCCCGCCGAAGCGGGGGCTAGAGAGGAGAACAACAGCCGGGAGAAGGCTGTCTTGAGTAAAGTATCATAGGACCCGCCAAAAGCGTACCCCGAAGAGTCCGTTTTCTATACGCACAATGCTCTTTAACTTCATACACTTACGGCTAGCGATCTTCTGCACCTGCTTCCGCGCTGTATCCACGTCGATACAGGGTATGAAAATCGAGCTGCCCACCACGAAACGGTGCCAGTTAACTTCTATGCGCGCTCCGTCTGGGCACAGCTCGTCAATCTTTAATGGTATACCCATCGTCTTCTGCGTAGCTCTCAGGTAGCGTAATCACGATTGAGTCCTGAGGCGGCGTATCGTAGGACGTACCCTTGTTGTATCGGACCTTCATGCGCCTGCCGCCCATCTGCTTCATGAGTTCCTGACAGATAGTCCCATAGTTAAGCTGCTGATCTGCGCACCACTTACGGAATACCTTCGGCATGATGCAGAACCGCCGCACGTCAGTCTCGTAGCGCCCGGCTAGGATGTTGCGTGGCGTTGCTTCCGGCATGACCTTCTGGAGCTGTTTCACGCCTTCGCTCTCGTCATCCTTCTTGATGCGTCGGTCCTCGGTGCTCTTGATCCGCAGGATGCTGTCGTGGTGGTCGTTCATGTACTGGCCGATGATCTCTTGGATGCCGTAGGACATCTCCTTAGACGCCTTGAGGTTGGCCCGCAGCATATCCACTATCCATGCAAACATGGTCTTAGAGTCGTAGTCGAGGAGCCCCAGCTTCTTACAGAACACCAAAGCTGCCAGCACCCTGGCGCTGCCCTCGGACCAGAATCGGTTCTCTGCGGTTAGACCTACTTGGGTATCAATGCGCCCCTGTATGGTGTCCACCAGCTCGTTGATTTTCTCCCTGTGCTGCATGTAGTAGCGCACAAAGACGATCCCCGCGTGGCCGTAGTGGGCCTCCACGCTCTTTGCAAACTTGTCTGTCGTTGCCTTCTCCGAGGTCTTGGTGAAGAACCGCTCTGCTCTGATCTCCAGCACCCGCTGCGCTTCTGCCTGCCCCATGGCCTTAGCCATGGCTACCTTCTCGTGGAAGCTCACGTTACCGGTCGTGACAGCCATCAGCTTCCACTCTTCGCCCCGGTGCCGTAGCTCGTTAGCACCCTGCTTCATGCGGTCCTTCTGCTGGCCCCCGGCGAACTGGTAGGCAATCTCCGACATAGCGTCAGGAGACATGTTGGTGATCTCATCGAGATACATGGGGATGTTGTGGTAAATCTCCCCGCGCATCATCTTGGCGTTGATAGTGTCGGTGCGGTGCATGATGAGACTCTTGGGCCTACCCCACGCCCCAGCCGCCACCAACATAGCTGTGGTCTTACCGAGTCCCGACTCCTTACTCCAGATGTGCGTAGCTACCGCGTTGACGCTCGACGACTCCATCATCACCGAGGCAAAACTTGTTAGTACGATGTACTGATGTAGCTCCATGCCGGGCTTGTTGAAGAAGTTGGCCGTGTTGACCCACCCCTGCAGGGTGCCCTTACTGCGGAATGCCGGGAACATTGCCCCCGTGGTGGCGCTTGGTGCGTTGTGGTCGGTGCGGTCTGGGAATATCTCCTTGTCACCAATGACAAAGGACGAGCAGTTTTCGTCGGTCCACCCAAACTGCCGCCGTGCCATATCCGCCTGCGTCGTTAGCTGTAATTCGTCAATCCAAGTTTTCATATACTTTACGATCCCATCCATGTTGGTCATGAACACGCCTCTACGGGCCATCGCTCTTTTGAACTCGTCTCGGGATATGGCTACCTGCAGAGGTACGGTGAACTCCCGCACCCCGTCCATGGGCATGTGTAGCCGCATCACGATGCACTCGCCAAGCTCTGGGTCGTCTAGGCGCCGTGTGGCGTACAAGTCGTTGATGTAGACCAGCTTGTCTTCTTCGATGCCGTCGTCGTCCTCAGAGCGGATGTAGACACCACCGTTAGCCCCCCGGAAATATGGGGCCGGGTACTTCGGAATCACTATCTCTTCAGAGGTATCGTTCTCGTCGCCCTCGGCCTGCACCACCGTGGCAGATACAGGGTCCTTGTGCTCCCGTATCCGGTTACCGAGCGTTATGGGCGAGCGTATCTGTTCGAAGTTAGGACACCCCTCACAGATGCCCGGGTTGTAATCGTTGAAGCTGCTGCAAAGGTATGGCCCCTTGATGCGCTCCAGCTTGGCTTCAGTTTCGGCGGGGTCATAGTCCGGGTGCCCCTTAGACATCAGGTGAGCTACCTGCTGCCCTTCCTTCGTAAACTTGGCAATAGATAGCCCGGCTCGCCACAGCGGCTCGTCCACCTTGTCCTGATGCCGCAGGATGTACTTGAGCTGGTCGCAGCCTTTCCCGGCTTTGGTCTTCAGCATGATGGTCTTGAAGGACGACTCGCGGTTACCGGTCAGGGCTTCCATCAAGGCGTTGGCTTCGACAGGACGCTTCTTGCCCATGTTCGGGACGTACACGTCCAGCTTCGCCGAAAGCGCATCCATGCTGATAGGTGACACAAACTCCTTGCCCAGTATCTGCACCGGGAGCGGGTCGCCCTTGTGGTTGCGCGTGTTAGGGACTCGTAGCACCCGGGCTATGTCAGCGGTCACCGCTGGGTCAGCGTCTAGCTTCTTGACCTCACAGGCCTTCTTCAGCCGCTCAGCCACCCCACGCCATGCTGCTGCGTCTACCGGAGCGTCGAGAAACCAATAGGCATGGATGCCACGGCCTGAGTTAACGAGCTGCGGCTTAGGTAGGTCTAGCTGCTTGCAGAACTGCTGCAGGGCCTTGAGGGCAGCACCCTGCGTCGGGTACGCCTTGCCGTTGCCACAGTCCAGATCGAGGAAGAACGACTGCAACGTAAGCGCATTGTCTACCTTGCGGCGGTCCTCAGGGCCATAGGTTGCCAGCCCATAGAATACGTCGTATCCCTCGTCGTCTAACTCGTTGGCCCTGATTACTAGGTCATCGATGGAAGAGTGAAACTCCTGCTTGATGCCTCCAGACTTCTTGGCTGCAAAGGTGCAGTAGCGTCCATCTCCCCCCAACACTCGATACAAAAATTGTCTTGTGTCCATATCCCACCTGATTGATAGAGACACCGCGACAGGGGCGCTGCAGTACCCTTTTCGGCGTTAACCTAGTCGCGGCGTTGGGGGACTCTTAGTCGTCCCAGAACGAGTCAACGATGTCAGCAAGGTCAGCATCGTCCGCCGGGGGCGTCTCTGCCTTCTTCCTCACCTTCTTCGGCTCGCTTACGACTTCCTCCGCTGCCTCTACCTCAACTTCAGGCTCGGGCTCCGCTGCCTCGATGGCATTGGCACGGGGCTTTGCTGCGGGCTTGGGGGCTTCCTTAACTTCGACTTTCTGTACCCCATCGGTCTGTGAAACAGTCATGGTGACGGCCCGCTTCGTGTCCTCATGCTCGCGCATCTCAAGAGCTTTTTCTAGCTCTTCATCAGTTAGAGGACGCACGGGCTTGAAGAACAGCTTGGGCACTTCGCTGTTTTCGTCGAAGTACATCTCCGTTACGAGTGCCACGGCGGGCATATCGTTAGCACGGAGGAACTTCGCGTAGGCCTGCATCGGCATCTTGTTGTCCTTCGCTTCGCCAAAGATAGACGTAGCGGGGAGCTGAAGCTGATACACCTCACCAAGTTTCTGCGGGAAGGCGATAGCCAGACGCTGCGAGAAGCGGCATGCACGACCGTTACCGAGGCCGGAGCCCTTCACGTTCTGCGGGCAGTCCATGCACTTGCTAGCTTGGCGCTGATCTTCAGGCACGTCAGAGGACGGCACGTTGGTATCAGCCGACCAGCAGGTAGGCGCAGACACGTTCTTGGGATCGTAGGTGCCTTCGTAGTAGGTCCGAGCGATCTTAGCTGCGTCGATGATGACGATTTCCATGGAGTCGTTCTTGCTGACCCGCATCTCTTCGCCGTTAACCACCTGACGGAACTTGCCACCACGCAGACTGATTCGGCGATTCGTTGCGCCGCCACCACCGCTGCCACCGGCAAGGTTGTCGTTCAGGTCCTTCAGCTTGGCGAACATGTCGCTGCTGACAAGGGCGTTGCCCTTAAACATCTCCATATCATTACTCACTAGCGTTCTCCTTAGAGGTCGTCATCAGCGTCAAAGGGAAGCAGCTCTTGCTCCTCTTCAACCACAGACTCTTCGATTACAGGCTCTACGGCCTGCTGCACGGGTGCTTCTTCGGGCATGGGCCCACCTGTCTTCGCTGCCCGGCGACGAGCGTTCTCGTCGAAGAAGTGTTGCTCGATCTCCGCCAGCATGAAGCGGTAAGCGGTCCCGACCTTGACGTACAGGTTCGGCGGGATTTTGTGCTTCCGCATCCACAGGCGCACCGTGGGAACTGATACAGAGAAATGCTCTGCCAGCTCAGTGGACGAAACATACTTCGGTTGCATACAAGCTCCTTACTTTTTGCGGACAGCTACGGTGTATTCCGTTTCCGCGTTCAATCCCGGCGGGATCAGGTCAGGGTTTTCCTCCAAGAACTGCTTCACGTTGGTCTGATTCAGACGCTTGTCGAAGAACTCAGGGACTCTGTGCTCCATAACGAAGTCGTACATAGAGGCCCAGTCGCTCGTCCAGTAACGGCGCTTGATCGTCCGGTAAAACACGCCCTCGGTGGTCTTAACACTCTCGACGTTGTGCTCCTTGCAGTGGTCCAGCAGGGCTTTCTTGATCTTGTCCTGCTTACCCAGCAGCGCTTCGTCTTGAGCTTTGAACTCGGCGGACAGCTCGCTACGCTTGTTGCGTATAGTGATGTACGCCTTCACCAGCTTCTCTAGTGGTATCTCTGCCATTGGGGTTCTCCTCTCAAGAGACCCTTACATTAAATGCTATGTTCTAATTAGTCAAGCAATTCTTTATACAAATCGATCATCTTCGTGTGAACGTCAATACGTCCATCTAATAACTTATATACACGTCGTTCCACTTCCGAGCCCTGTAGCTGTACCACGAGGCAAGGATGCTTCTGGCCGGAGCGATGCACCCGGGCGTTGGCCTGAGCGTAGGTCTCCAAAGAACTCGTCGGGCCCCACCAGACCACTGTGTTAGCGGCTGTGAGTGTCACCCCGTGCGCTGCGGCTCGTGGCTGAATAATCAGCACCCGAGGGTCTTTCTGCTCCTGAAAACGCTTAAATATCTCGGTGCGCTTCTTGGCGGGCACGTCGCCGTAGATCACGTCGCTCGTGATGCCGTCTTTCTTGAACCGCTCGGACAGCAAGCCGATAACATGTCGGAAGGGTACGAACACCAGAACTTTCTGGCTGGCCTCGTCGATGACCTCTTTCAGGATGTTGTAGCGGTTCTTGATGTCGAACTCTAGGGTCTCGCCTTCGTCGCTGTAGACCGCGCCACAACTTATCTGCATGAGCTTATTCATCATCACCGCTGCGTTAGCCGCCGTGATCTCTTCCCCGTCCGCCTGCATGACCATGCGGCTCTTCAGCATGTCGTAATACTTCTTCTGCTGCGCTGTGAGGGGCACCTCACGTTTGACGTAGGTCATCTCGGGCAGGTCTAGGCACTGCTCCTTGGTGAAACGTATGGCTGGCTGCAGGGCGTCGTACACAATGTCTGTGGCTTCGGGCCGGGGCATCCACTTGAACTGCGTCACCTTGTGCATCACCTGCTCACGGAACGTACCAAAGAACCGTGGCACTCCCCGGGGATTGACCAACTTGGCTAAGCCATAGGCGTCGAGGGGCGACTGTGCGGCGGGGGTTCCCGTCATCATCCAGAGCCAAGTCTCTGGTTTCAACAATTTATTCAGGGTCTTCCAGCGCTTGGTCTGG